ATAATCAACACTAGCAAAAAGGATATAATCAAATGACAAACGCAAAACAAAATTGTTGGCATATCCAATATAAACTTGATGGCGAATGGAAAACCGAAACGTCAATGCCATTGACGCAATGCCGGTCAATTAATGGAAATCCTGTTAATCCTCATGGCATCAATGACGATCTAGAATTTTGCATTAATGAAGCACGTTGCGCCATGCTGGTTAATTACAAGCGCAAATGGCAGACCAGCAAGCATATAACCGAATGGCGTTATATTCCGGCATACGATCATTTCAACCGAAATGCTTGGTCTGATCAAAAATGGTCTTTTGAATTTGATCATATCGTTATCAATGACACTGATGAGGCTTGATGAGCCGAAACCAGCCGCAAGGCTGGTCTGTCATACGACAAACACTAGCAAAGGAAGATAAGACAATGGCAAAATATAATGGTTACACAAGTTGGAATGCTTGGAATGTATCACTTTGGATCAATGGCGATTATAACACCTATATGACAGCGCGAAATACTGTCGAGCGTTTGGGATATGTTCGCGGTTTGAAAGAGCTTGTTAGGTATTGGCAAGGCCAAAAAACGCCTGATGGTGCAATCTATAACCGCACTGGGATCAAGCAAGCCATCCAAGATATTCTATAACAGAAAGGCTAAACAAATGATAAAAGGCTTTTTTATTGGCTTGGCGTTTATCGCCTTTAATTTGATGATCGTGTTTCTGTTTATAAATATCGCGACAGGTTGCGGCATGGTTAACGATTGGAACGCGCCGCAATGCGTCACACCAGCCCAACTGATAGGGCTAGGGTAAAACACTACCATTGACAGTCCAAAGGCTGTCAGTGGCTCTCAAATCGCCAGCAATGGCATAACACTAGCAAAGAGGTAAAAGAAAAATGTATACAGTAAACAAAAACGGAATCTATCACATTCAAAAATGGATTGATGAAAACCAAGATTATAACCCACGGGTTTTTGATTTATGGGCTAACGGCATAGCGTCAGAAATAAATCGTTGTTCAAGTCTTGATGATGACTTGCAGAGAAACGGAGAATTTATTTTTGAGGTAGGGCTTCGTGATGCGCGTGGGTATGTAATGACAATATCATTAGATGAAAACCATTTTCAACTTAACTAGCAAAAGAGAAAGGCCGAAACGCAAGGCAACTTGCGTCCAGCGATAGTGTCGCTGCTGACGAGGCCGTCAGTAACTAGCAAAAGAGAGAGGGCAAATTATGTCTAAAAAAACAAGTCAAAAATTTTTAAGAAACCAGCATAAGAAAATAGAAATTATTAGTCATCTATCGGCTATAGCTGGCCCATATGATGCGGCAATGCTTGACATGAGCATCATTGCATGGGGAAACAACGATAGCGGTGAGTATTGGCTGCGGCTGCTGGATATAGATGGGCAAGGCAATAAGCTGCTTATTCATATGGACAGTGAAACTGTATCAAGCAGGGATCGTTACCGTGTTCATCAGTATATTTTGGAACATGACATTGATCACGCGATCAATAGCTGGTCTGAATTTATGGAAGATGACGCTGCATAGAAAAAGAGAAACCGCCAAAGCATTGCGCTATGGCGGCTCTCACTTTCACACTAGCAAAACATGAAAGGTAATTTCCAAAAAACCCTAAATAGGAATAGAAAGGATTATAACAATGGAAACTACAAAGATCAAGCTGCAAAGATTGCAGTTAGGGCTAACACTGGCAAAGATGGCAGAGAGGCTTGGCGTAAAACAGAGGACGTATCAACGCTATGAGAAAGGCGAAAGAGAAATGCCAAAGCCTGTTGCTATGCTGCATGAAGCCTTAAAGAGAAACGCCATTTTAGAGCGTAACGAACAACTAGCAAAAGAGAGAGGGAAAAAGTAATGTCAAGTAATGCAATCATAGACTTTAACAGTCGTGAACTAACCTTTGAAGCATTTGAAGGTATTTTTAAATTAGACAAAACTTTTGTCGGTACAGAAAATTATCTTGGGTTAGCTTATTTTTGGGCTATGGAATACAAACATTATCTGCGTGATTGCAGCATGGCAAAGCGTAGAAAGATACACAAGAAATGGCTGCAAGCTGGCTTAGACCTAACAGGCATCAGTAACCATCATCTAAGCATTATTGAAACAGTGCTTGATGGCGTTACATTGCCAACAGGTTTTACAGTAAAGAAGGGAAAAAGTAATGGCTAATAAAAATATAGTCGTACTGACTGACGAACAAATCAGCTTGTTATTAAGCACAGTTTTTACAGAATATATTGGAAGTGTAGACCCAACAGATAACGTCATTGTAACTTATAGTCCAGATGATGCTAGAAACATGAGAATGTTAAACAACATTGAAAAGGCACTGGTGAACTCAATAAAAGTTTAACCTATGCAATGCCGCGCGGCATTACTAGCACTGCAATGCACTACTGTATTGCAGTGCTTTTTTTATAGAAATTTAGGAGAGCAAAGTATCAATGCGCTGCAGTGTTGCTGCGCGACTTTTCTAAGAAACGGCAGAGCCGATTTTATCAACGCGAAATTATCTGTCAACCCCTAAACTTTCTTGAGCAATGTGAAGCCATGTATCAAGAGACATTTCACAAATTAAATCAGGATCATAAGAGAAATTACGACAAACAGCCATGAGTTGAAGGACGCATTGCACTGGCCTGTTGTTAAATTTATAAATTAAAACTGGAAAGCGGTCAGTATTTGCAGCGGCATCTATGGCTTGTTGCCACCAGCCCTGTTTGTATACGCCACCAGTATTGGCATGAGCCTTACATTCAATAGACCATCCAGGTATTAGTATATCAGCCTCACCTTTTATTTGATATTGAGAGAGGTTGCGCTTTGGCATCTCAGGCAGCTTATCACCTAGCCTATCCTTGATGGCATTGATGATGGCTCTTTCAAATGCTGCGCCTTTTTGTCTACTGTTAGCCATAATGATCTAGTCCTGTTTCAATATGTGACGTTTTTCTGTTTACCTTTCCTTTTGTATCGTCATCATCAGGCACTACATCATCACCGAAAGCGTTTTCTGGTAGACTATTAGAGATAGCTTGCCATGCTTTCTTGTCACGTTCAATTTGCATTGTATGAGAACAACCAACCACAGGCTGATACATATTTGGCTTACGCTTTCTTGTTTTCTGACCTTTTTTATTCGACATACCCACCACCATACACTAAATGACAAATTTTACATTGAGTTGCACCATCAAGAAATGTATCGCACCTCACGCAATTACCATTAGCGGCTCTCTTGGCAAAAAAACCATCACCCTGCTGGATGGCGTTAAATACTTTGCCAGTGCCATCGCACTCGTCGCAATCTTCTGGCACAACCTCAGTAGGATCAAAGTAATCCTTTACATAAGAGAAACCTTTGCCTTTACACTTAGGACATGGCTTGGTTAAAGAAGTCATTTGGTTTTACCTCGCCATTGGTTGCTAAAGATATCTGACGCATAGTCTCGGGCGTTGGGAATCGTTTTCCACTTATAAGCAAACACACAGCAGAGCGAGATAGACCACATCGCCTCGCCATTCTGGCTTGGCTGATACCTTTTTTTATTATGTAATCATTTAAAGTCATAATTTATTTATGCCTAAGTGTTGACAGTCTGTCAATTGCTTGCTAATTATTGTTTACACATTGAACAAAACGCTACGTTTTAGAACAGAAAGAAGCATAATGAAAGAAGCGCATTTATCATTTAAGGACATGGGATATTACCATGACAGCGCGTCTGGAGCTACTGCAACCAAGGATGAAATGTTCTTGAAGTTGTGGTTGCGTAAAGAGCATAAAATGAATTTCCCTATGGCGGCTAGACCTTGGGCTGGCATATCTGTTCAGCATGGTGCGAACCTTGCGCTTGGGCTGCAAGACTACAACGAGATCATTGGACAACAAGAAGGTATGTCCATTGCAGAAGCCACGCGACACATGATGAGCAAGTACGATGAGTACAAGCCTAGAGATTGGGATGATGGCAAGGACGCTGAAGAGTTTGATGCGTTTAGAGAAGTGCTACCACAAATGATGGCTAACTCTATCGCTGGGGTAAAAGAGTTTTTTCAAGGGGCAAATGCTATAGCTGGTGAGCATCAGCGGTGGCTGGATGAGCCAAAAAGTGAAGTGCCTGTCATGCTGTACCAAGACTTTAGTGGCGGTGGCACACAGATAGACCTAAAATGCTCACTACCTCTACGCAATCCAATCAAGAAAGATGGCACAAGAACTTGGCGAACACCAAAGCCAAGGACAGAGCCAACTTGGCTGCAAGTAATACAGCAATCAGTTTATGAAAAAGCAACAGGAGAGACACCAGCATTGCTGTTTGTCACTGGGGCTGGATTTCATATAGCAACACCAGAAAATTGTGATGCGTTGTCAAAAGAAAGTCTTAACCGCGCATACAATGAGGCCGTTCAAAGCTGGGTTATTACTCAAAACTTATTGAAGGCCGCTAACGGTTCATGGCGCACACTCTTTGGTCTTGTCCAACCAGACATGACAGAGATTGCAAGGCGGCATGGGCCATCAATCGTAACACTAGCAAAACAGGCATGGAGCATATAATGAAAGACTTGTTTGAGAATATGGGATTGGAGACTGTGCCAT